GGTATCCACAAGAATACTACAAGCGGTGATGTCTTCTTAGCTTACAATGACGGTGGCTCAACAATAGTCAAGGTACAATTAAGCTAAATAAAGGAGGTTTAGATGGGGCCAACAGAGAAACATGAACAAGAACCAGTCTATAATTTGCCTGATCGTGACGGTGAAGCACTCGAACCAGGGCAGTTAAAAGAAATATCAGACAATTACTACGATATATCTGAGATTATTGGTGACTACTGGGATTAAGTAGTTGTTGACACTACACCCAGTTGTTATTCAATATAGATGTAAACTTTAGGAGAACTATGAACACAAACTACGTTAAGGCTACGATTGAGGAAAAGAAAGCTGGTGAATTTACTGCTGTAGCTTCTTCTAGTGTTGTAGACCGACAGGGCGAGATAATAGAACAGACCGGATGGGATTTAAAGAACTTTAAACAGAACCCAATTATGTTATGGATGCACGATCACACTAAGCCACTTGGTAAAGCAACACGTGTATGGCTAGACAGAACAGGATCAAAACCTATTTTAAAATTTAAAGGTGTAATATCAGATGCTACTGAATGGGGTAGAGCAGCTAAACAACTAATGGAAGAAGGCATACTTAACTCTTTTTCTGTTGGATTTCGGGCAATGGACATCGATGATAATACTATTACTAAAGCCGAACTTTATGAAATAAGCCTAGTTACTGTACCGGCTAATCCAGAGGCTAGAATTATAGCAGCTAAAAGTCTAAAGGAAGCCGGCATTAGTGATGACATAACTAAAGAATATGAAGTTAGTGAAGTAGAATTACTCCGGGCAAAAGTTAACGAGTTAGAAGATACTGTTAAAAAGGTTCAGTTTGATGCTGAATCTGCGGTAAAGGGGTTGCAACACCTCGCACCGCAAAGGTCGAAGCAGTCAGTCGTAACCAAGAGATTGGAGCTATCCAAAGTGGTAGCTAAGGCAGCAGACAGACTTATAGTCGAGTCGAAAAGCCCAAAGACGGTTGATAGTGCAAAAGTAATAAAGAAAGCTAGTGAAAAGCTTATCTCAAATATGAAAGGAGACTTATAATGGGTCTTTTGAAAGAATTAAGAGAAAAGCAAGCAAACGGACAAATCACTGACGAAGAAGTAAAGCAACTTCAGGCAATCGAAGCTGACATCAAATCTGATGACGGTGACGATGAAAAAGCCATTGACGAAGCAGCTTCTAAGTTTGCAGATAGCGTTTCCAGCAAAGTAGATGAGAAGATGTCTAGATTAGACGCTCTTGTTGAAAAGATGGAAAAAGCTAACGACATCAAGGTTACAAAAGCAGCAAGTCCTGTAATTGTTGACCAACAGATGGGTGAAGTTTCCGTAAAACAACTAGACGACATGAAGGTAGAAATTAGTGAGCGTAAGCAATCAGGCAAAAAGAATGTTGAAGTCTCTCGAAAATCTATACACATGCTGCAAGCCCTAGTACAGGGTGATCGACAGAAGCTACAAATCTTAACTGAAGGCACACCAGCCAACGGTGGATATTTAGTACCTGAAGATTTTGCTAACATGATTGTAGAAGATCGACGTGATGCAACTATCATGCGCCAACTTGCAAGCGTTATTCCAGTAACAACTGACACTTTCCATCTCCCAACATTAGCAACACGTCCTAGAACATTCTGGCGTTCAGAGGCTGCAGTTAAGAATACTTCAACTGCTACTTTTGGCGAGATTGTTCTTACTCCTTACTCACTTGCATCCATCGTCCCTCTATCAAACGAGTTGGTCGCTGATGCACAGTTAGGTACAGGCGGTTCTATAGTTAACCTTATAGCCAATTACATGGCTACTGCGTTAGCTGAAGAAGAAGACAAAGCTTTTTGGACAGGTGACGGAAGTGGTAAGCCAACTGGTATTGATAACTACACTTTCACAACTCTCACAGCCAGCTCAACAGATGCATCTCGTGCCGATAGCCTAATTCAAGCGTTATACCGCTTGCCACAAGGTTACCGAAACAGTGCAGTAGTTGTAGCTAACAAGAATACTTGGGCTAAGATTGCAACATTGAAAGATGACAATAATCAGTACTTACTTACTGGTCTTGCTAACTCTCCTTCTCCAGTACTTCGTGGTCGACCTACCTATGAACAAAATGACATCGCTGATGGCAAAGTGTTCATTGGTGACTTCCGCGATTACTACATTGCAGACCGACAAGGTGTAACAGTTGACGTTTCAACTGAAGCAACTGTTGGTGGAGCAAGTGCGTTCGAACAGAACTTAACCTATGTACGTGTTGAATCACGTGTTGACGGTGAACTTGCCCTAACAAACGGCATTGTAGAAGTAACTGGAATCGGTGGAGCCTAGTAGCTTGCCTACGACCCCTCTCACAGGGGTCTAGGGGAGGTTATTATGAGAGTAAAGATAATTAAATCCAACAAGAAGTACAAAGCCGGACAAACAGTAACAGTTACCCCAAATGAGGGTTTTGGTCTTATTGATGGGGGCTATGCTACCCAGAGTAAAGATGTTGTTAGTAATGAATGGCAAACCAAAAAAGTAAAGATTAAGAAAGAAAAGAATGGCTACACTCCTATCGTACGCACTAACTTCAGTAAGTGATGTTAAAGAGAATCTTGGCATAGACAGCGGAGATACATCTAAAGACAACCTTATTATTAGAAAAATCAATCAGGCTACACAGATGATTGAGTCTTTTTGCAACCTATCCTATAATCATCATTTTGTTGAGACTACTTATACCAATGAAGAATACGATGGGCAGGGTTCAAATGCACTTAGCTTAAAGATGCGACCAGTTACAGCCATCAGTTCGTTCCAATATAGGACTTCACCGGGCAATACCGACAACTGGGATGATGTTGAATCTGAGGATTACTTCTATGATGATGGTGCTGGGGTAATTGAATTACAGTTTAGACAGTCTAAGGGTTGGAATAAATACCGAGTTACTTATACTGCTGGATATAGTGATATCCCAGTAGATTTAGCTGAAGCTGCAGCAACCATAGCATCGTTCTATGTAGAAAACAGCGCATCAGGCACAGCAGTTAAGAAAAAGCAGGAAGGCCAGAGAAGTATAGAATACTTTGATCCTAGTGGTTCAAGTTCTGGCGGTTCGGATTCTATTATTGCACAGCTAGGTCTTGATGATGTCTTGCAGAGATACATTCAATATAACCTGGCCGATACAAAATGAGTAGATCTCTATATCACAAAGAATATTATAGAAAGAACAGAGAAGCTATTTTGGCTAATGTTAAAAAAAGGTATGAAGAAAAAACGGACGAAATTAAAAACTATGCTAAAAATTATTATTTAGAGAATAGAGATAAGCATAGACAAAACAATATAAATTGGATAAAAAACAATCCTGATAAAAGTAAGAGGATTCACGCAGATGTAATGCAAAGAAGAAGAGCGAGGCTTAAAGGAGTTAAAAGCGACAACTATAATAGACTAGACATATATAAAAAATACGGTGGTTTTTGTATAATATGTAATGAGAATATAGATTTAGCAATCAAACATCCAAATAAACAATGCTTTACAATACACCATCTGATGCCGATATCTGTTGGAGGGGATAACACTGAAAGTAATGTGGCTCCAGCCCATTTTATATGTAATGTAATGGCTGGGAATAAAGTGCCAATTGCGATTAAACCGAGGGTATATTATGTCTAATATTTACTTTAAATCTGACCAAATTCAAATATACAGACAGAGACGTATTACCGGTACTAACCGATTTAATGTCTCGGCTACGCTTACTGTCTACAGTATGGATATTCAACCAGAGACTAGACCTGATAGATTAGAGATGTCCGGTTCTAGGTACGGTACGCAATGGGTTGCTTTTGTTGATTCAAGTGTCGATATAAAAGAAGGTGATGAAGTAAGGATTGTAGATACTGGTAAGAAATATGGGGTCAAGGGTGTACAGACTTGGTCTGGCGCAGGGTTACTTGATCACAAAGAATTAACTATGATTAGTCAGGATGGATAATGGCACAAGTTAAAATTACTATTAAGAACCTACCCCAAATTAGATCAGCATTTGCTAAGTCGCCTAGAGTTATGACCAAGAACCTACGTAAAGCTATTCAGAAGGCTCTTATAACCGTACAAAGGCAATCTATTATAAATGCACCCCGAAGAACTGGCTTTCTAAAGGCATCACACCAACATAGAATGCTTAGTAACCTATCTGGCTACGTTCAACCAACAGCTGACTATGCTATATTTGTACATGAAGGCACTAGGTTTATGCGAGCTAGACCTTTTCTACGTCAAGCAGTAGCCGAAAAAGAACAAGATATAGATAAGTTGTTTGCTGGGGCAGTACAAGATACATTAGATGAGATAGCAAGGAGTGCTTCATGATCCAATCAGTAATGACAGAACTAAAGAACCAGGTAATAGGTAAGATTGAAGCATTGGATAGTGTACAAAAGGTTTACCCAGCCGAGGAACTTAACCCTACTGGATGGCCAGCAGTCTTTGTTACGATCACTGACATGGAAGGGGAGTTTAGCTCAACAGCCGAAAATTCTAGGGTATATTCCTATGATGTTTTAGTGCTTTTCCCAGAGGGGCAGGATTTTGTACCAGAAGAAGATAATGACCGCGATGATTATGCCGAGCAAGTGGTCGGGGGAGTTGTTGACAGCATTATCAATGCAATAGATACTGACTTTGAGCTTGATAGCTTGCCGACAGATACCAATGTTCTATTTGTCAACGCAGCCGATTGTCTGTGGGGTAAGTACGAAACAGAGGTTGGAATCTGCAAAGCAGCGCAAGTAACATTAAGGATATACACTGAAACAACAGTGACATCATAAGGAGATAAATAAATGACAAAATTCGTAGGAAGAAGGGGAAAACTGGCACTAGCTATCGAAGATAGTAGAGGTGTTCCATCATCTACAGACAGCGATTACTTTTTTGTACCTGTAGCAACGATGAGCTTCAAAGATACAATAGAAGAAGCAAGAGAAGATCAAGGAATGGGTGTTATTGCTGATTCAGACAGTAAATTTGTTACTATGACAATGGGCGAAGGTGAAGTTGAAGCACAACTTTATTCAAATGCTCTAGGTGTAGTTTTGACAGGTGTTTTGGGTGCAGTACCATCAAGTTCAGGTGGTGGAAGTCCATATACTCACACTTATACACTAAGCAATTCTAATCAACATAAAAGCCTTTCACTATACTGGGCTGATCCAGACAGAACCGATATGTTTAAACTAGGCGTAGTAGACAGTTTTAAAGTTTCAGTAGAACCAAGCGGAATTGTAAACTATACAGTAGGCTTCAAATCTAAAACTGCTGATGAGTGGACTACTATTACACCTGACTACACAGGATTAGGTACTAAGTTCTTGCATCAGCACGCATCAGTAAAACTAGCTTCAGATACATCAGGACTTTCAGCTGCTACCGCACTATCTGTGAAGAACCTAGAGCTAAACATTACTAAAAACGCCATGTTTGATTCAGTTATCGGAACTGTAGAACCTGAAGATGTACTTAACCAACAGCTAAGTGTTGAAGGTACGTTAGAACTTAACTTAGAAGATGATACCTTCCGCGACTACATGCTTAACGGTACATACCGGGCTATGTCAATTGTCCTAAATGCATCTGCAAACGCTATCCTTACACTAGAGTTCCCAAGAGTTGATTTCAGTGAATGGGAGCCAGACTACACTTTAAATGAGATTGCTAAACAAAAAATAAACTTTAAGGCTAACTACGATGCAGCAAACGCTGTAGATATAATTAGCACAGCAACATTAGTAAACACTACATCTAGCTACTAAACAAAGGGGGTTCAAATGGCTAATATTATTATAAAAAAGAGGGTTGATTTAAACTTTCTAGGTGAAGTACACAAAGAGGATTTTTTAGTATTCAAGTCTTTACCTGTAAAAAAATATAAAGAGCTGGTTGATGGTAGACCAGATGAAGATAGTGAGCAATATGATTACGTTCTATCTGTACTAGTGGATAACTTCCTCAATGGTAAGTTTCAAAGTGAAGATGTGGACAAAAAAGATTTGGCAGACTTTGATGGTGAAACCATACTTAAATGTTTTGCAAGATTGACGGGGCAAGACCTCGACCCAAAAGTATAGAAAACATGGAGAATGCCATATTTAATGATGGCCCTCCCACTGATGAAATATTAGCTTTTAGGTATAGACAAATATTCGGTTTAAATGCTCAGGAATACGAAGAAGAACCAATTGACCAGTTGTATACAAATTTATTCATATATGGTCAAATGAAGAAGAAGGAAGAACTGGAAGCAAAACATGGATAACCTATGAGCCAAGCAAACTTAAAAGCAGTAATTACAGCAGATGACAGAGCATCAAGCGTTATTGGTGGAGTTGGTAATTCTTTTGGTAAGCTAACTGCAGCCTTTGCAGCTGGTCAATTAGCAGCTAATGCGATAAGTTCAGCAATAGGAGTAGTAACAGATACAGTTAAAGATTCAGTAGGTGCTGCATTTAAACAAGTTGGGGCTGTAGAGAATGCCACTATTGCACTGCGAGCCTATGAAAAAAATGGCGATAAAGTTAATAAAGTCTTAAAAGACCTTATAAAGTATGCACGATCTGACACTGGAGTATTATTCCAGCGTGAAGATTTATTTGCAGCAGCACAAACTCTAAAACTGTATGGTCAATCTACTGAGACATTAACCGATAAAGTAAAGATTTTATCTAAGGGTGTATCACTAGGTAAGACTACATTCCAGGAACTATCTAGTATTGTTGGTAGGGCAGCAGCTAAGGGTAGGTTGGATGCAGTAGACTTTGACATGCTTATTGAACGTGGTATTGGACTAGATAAGTCAATGCGTGGGGCTAAGATATCCGGTGAAGAACTATTTAAGGCTTTAGACAAAGCACTTCCGGCTGAACTATTAAAGGGTAGAGCGAATACCATTGATGGTGCATTTATACGACTTAAATCAGGGCTAAGGGACTTTGGGGCTACTATTCTTGGAGTAGATAAAGACACCACTACATTTATAGAAGGTGGACTTGGGGATAAGTTTGTTAAGGGTGTAAGACAAATAACAGATTTTCTTAGTTCACCAAAATTCACTGCTACAATAAAAGGTTTTATTGATTGGTTATTTGACATGGGTAGAAAAGCAGTAGAAGTCGGTAGACAGGTTGGCGAATATCTAGGGCCTAAATTTGTAGCTTTATACAATACACTAAATGAAGATTTGATTCCTATACTTAAAGACCTTTGGAAAAATGTATTGGAACCCTTAATACCTGTGGTAGGTACTGTCCTAGTAGCAGCAATTGGTGCTGCTGTGGATGCATTAAATGCACTTATAGATGGATTTAAATGGGTATGGGATGCGATTAAGAACGGAAATCCTATTATGCTGGGATTGATAGGACTTTTCGGTTCGCTTGCAGCAGTAATGGCATTTAACGCTGTGTTCAATGCTCTAACAGTTGGCTTCCATACACTTACACTAATAACCATACCTGGTGCTATGACCAGTATAACTGCATTAAAGACTTTAATAGCTTCCCCTACTGTTATGGGTGCTATAGGGGTTGGAGCTGCTATTGCGGCAATACTACTGGTTAAATCAAAACTTGATCAACTTAAAGCAGATATCCAACAAATAAATAACGACACCAAGAAAGCAGTAGACAGTCAATATAACGCACACGCAGAACTTATTAGATTAACTAAGACTGGAAATGCAGCACAAAAGAAAAGAGCCTGGGCTGCTATCAACGCTGGGTACGCTGATGGTGGATTTACTGGAACTGGAGCATCTAATCAGATAGCTGGAGTTGTTCATAAAGGTGAATATGTTATACCCAAGAGTGGTGTAGATCAGAATACTGGCTTGCCAAAGATGAGTAAAGCAGGTAATTCCAATGTAAACATAACAGTTCAAGCTGGCGCCTACATGGGCAACAAACAAGATGCTAGGAAGTATGCACAGATGATCTACGATTCACTCAAGGATGTAGCCCAGAGCAACGGAATGACACTACAACAGATGATGGGACAATAAGATGGCATATATATTAGATTCAACTACAATTCGCAGACCAAACCAGTTTAGTGAAGCCAATAATACACAAGTAGCTCAGAACAGATCATTAGATGGAACTATTACAAGAGACTACTTCGGTAATAATAAGCGAGTATGGACACTAGATTTCACCAACGTACAAAAAGCAAGCTACGATGCAATTAAGACCGTATATGATTCTTATTTATCTACTGGAGCAACTAAGACATGGGAAGTAACCGAGACTAACTACACTATTAGCTCAGTAAACGTACATATAGACTTATTAGAGCGTGGTTTCAGTATAAAAGGTACAGATTACCTTTCAGACTTTACTTTAACGCTGACGGAGGCCTGAGATGGCCCAAGAAGTATCGGCAGCATGGACAGCTGAAGAAGTTGATAGCGTTAGAAACATAGCTCAAAATCTACAGGTATCTTGGAAAAAAGAATCTACTCTTGGAGGAGTTACATTTACCATAGGTGTTTCTACTATAGGTGGTAATGATGTAATAGGTATAAACCCTGGTGCTATTGGTTCACCGGGTAATTATAAATACTTTGATGAGAGTGCTTATACAATGGGACTTAGCTGGGAGCGATCTCTCAACCTGCCGATTGGTGGTTTATCTGTTGGTTTTGCAGAAGCCGATTTAGATAATACCAGCAAAAGGTTTACACCCGATTATATGGGTGGCGATTCTGAGCTATTCACAGCGATATTACCTCGTAGACCATTCATCATAAATGCTGGGTTTAACTTTGATGGCATCGACCAAGTGATACCTCAATTCAGTGGAATATTAACTAGGACACCAACTGTAGATGTTAGAAGGGGAAATGCCGGTTTAGCAGGAGCTGATTATGTAAACTTCTTTTCTAATAGATATCTAGACCAAGAAGTAATGTTTACTGGACTATTCACCGATCAGGTATATGAAAACTTACTTACAAGCATGGGTTTATCCACAGCCCAATATGATTTAGATGCCGGTATAAATAAGATACCATTCGGCTTGTTTGAAAAAGGTACAAGATATTCAGATATCTTTAGTGATTTAGCTGTTGCAGAAAACGGCCAATTTTATCAGGATGAATCGGGTATATTTAAATTTGAGAACCGACAGCATTATGATTCGTCACCTTATACAGAAGTACAAAGAATAATAACCACAGGACAAGTTCTTGAATCTGAACTATTAGAAGATGACCATATTATTAACGTAGTTGAGATAAAAGGTAAGCCGAGAGTTAAGTCACCACGTCAACCATTGTTTAAACTTCCTGCACCAGTGGAACTAACGTCTGGCGAAAACACTGAATTGTTTGTAGACTTTGATGATCCGGTGTTGGAAGTAGATACTATCAACATCACGACTAATACGGAAGAAGATGGAACTGGTACATCAGGCATCGGTTATATAAAAGCGACTGATTATTTTGCAAAGGCAGTAAAGATAATATTTGGGGCTACTCAAGATGGATATGTTACTAGCATAGATATATTCGGCAGACCGGCTAAGGCTATAACTGATTTATACTTTAGGGCTAAGGATGATTCTTCGATTACAGCATACGAAGAACGACCACTAACTATAGATAATGATTATATTCAAGATCAGTTCTGGGCTAATTCCTATGCACAAATGATTTTAGATGATTATTCGGACCCAGATAAAATACAGAGATTAACAATTCGAGCTATTCCGGAATTACAATTAGGCGATTTAATTAGTTGGCAGGGTAGATACTGGCGCATATATGGTATAAAGGCTAAGTTAGACCCATCTTATGGCTTTACTCAAGAACTATTATTAGTTCAAAGGACAATAGTTTCATACTTCAGAATAGGAATAAGTACAATAGGTGGAGATGATAAAATCGCACCCTAAAGGAGTTATATGGCAGATATATACCAAAAAACAGATAATAGAAGTGAAGATACCAACCCAGAGACACCCAGATTGTTAGCTGAGGGTATTATTGATATACCTATAGCTGATTACTATTCATATTCAGGTGGTTATATAACTATTTATTCCCTAAATATTAGTGAGCTTAACGATTTAGGAAACAGGGTTAAAGGTTACACACCGCAGTCTTTGGATATTAGGGCGTGGAAAACTAGTGTTTCTTCTCCTGGTGGTCAAATCAACGATACCTTTTATCCATTAAACTTTACTCGTTACAGTAGCTTCAGCACCCCGACCATTTCAGAATACGCACTAATAGATATTACTAACCAATATATTATAGGCGATGGGCTACACGTTAGCTTATTTGATATTACACACTGGAATAGTACGCTACCCGGTAGACCCCAAAGTTTCTCTTATAAAATCTATTCAACCATCTTTGAGTTCACTGATACCTATAGCTAGTTGTTGACGGTTTGTTTAAATCTTATATAAAGGAGGTAGTATGAAAAGATATGTTATTAAATGCAAGTCCTGTAAAAAGAGTGATGTCGTCAATATAGATAAAGACAATCGTATTTTATGGCAGGATAATAAGCATATTATTTCTGGAAGATACCGGCTAGACAATAGCTGGGGATGGCAATGTAAATGTGGTTCTAATAATTTACTCACAAAGCAAGAGGATAAAGTTATAACCAATAAGCAAAGTCCTGATCCTAAACAAATCGAGCAGATAGTTAATAATGTAGTACAAGATAAATTAAATAAGTTTGAAATGGAGGTAGTGTGATGGACAAAACTTGTTTGACTTGCAATAAGTCTTTTTACATCTCTCCTAGCCGAACCCATATAAAAAACTGTTCCTACGAGTGCAATAAAGTATGGCGATTAACTAATCAAAAGAAGTTTGAGCCATTGCCAAATTGTAAATGTGGATGTGGTGATTTGGT